TCCATAGTTTTTTTATTTAAATTCACAACTCATCATGATTTCAGTTAAACATGCTAACATGTTTATCTCTTGATCAGCAACTTGAGTCACTTGTTGTTGATACTTCGCAATAATTAATACTGCTTCTGGTATAGATGGACCTTTCAAATAATCATACAAAGAATCGTAGATCCTACGTAGGATTAAAACTGGATCATTGTCTATGTTATCAACAACCCATTTCCTCACTACAGTAAACTCTCTATTCTTTAATGCCTTAATCAAATCATCTATTTGTATGTCAGCAATATCTATTAGGATAGAAGAATTAATAGATCCAGAAGCAGAAAACCTCTGTGCTTCATTAATCAATCTACGCCAATCAGGATAGTACCTAGAGATAAGTTTCATAAGAATCTTATCATCATGCTCAACAGAATGTTCTTCAAGGATTGTTTTCAATCTCTGGAAAAATTCATACTGTAATTTTGGTTTATTACCATTCTTAATCTTAAAATCAATGACCGTACAACGTGAATGTAATGGTTCAATAATCTTATTAGGAAAGTTGCATGTAAATATAAATCTACAATTTGAATGAAACTCCTCTACAGCAGTCCGTAAGGACAGTTGTACATCAGAAGTCGTATTGTCTGCCTCATCTATTATAACGACCTTGTGGGACGTGCTAGAGGTCAATGAGACTGTTGATGCGAATGTTCTTATCTTATCCCTAACTGTATCTAGAAATCTTCCTTCATCAGATCCATTAATAACAATATAAGATGCTCCAATCTGATCACACACAGCTTTGGCAACAGTTGTCTTACCGATACCAGCAGATCCAGTTAATAAAAGATTAGGAATCTCACCTTGTGTAATGAATCCTCTGAATGATTTTTTAGTAGTTTCGGGAAGAATACATTCATCAATTGTTCTGGGTCGATACTGCTCAACCCACAAGAATGCTTTATTTTCCATCAAGGTTCCAATGCAATATAGTATGTTAAATCAAGACCTTTGTGTTTCCATTCTGTAATAAGATTCTTGGAAATTTTCACATTATAACCACCTGCTGCTACCCTAATATTATCCATCTTCATATACAACTCATATGATCCAGATGCATGTCCCTTTATTCTTTGTGAATATACATTACAAGTAGGATCTTCTCTATCACATACCTCCATCGTAATAGACCCATCTTCATCTGATTTAAAAGATAAGTCTGGTAATTTATAAACACCTGCTGCTTTCTGTAAGGAATTGAGATCACCTGGTTCAATAGTAAATTCCATATCAGCAGAAGGAAAATGGATATCCTTTTCTGGTGCTGCTTTCAATGTAATCTCTGGACTAGAGAAGAAATACTTTGCTGTATATGCTGCAGCTTTACCTCCTCCATGTATTGTAACATAAGATTCATTATCAAATTCTAGAACAGGTTCAATACCACCTGCCTTATCTTCAATAGTGAACAAATCAATACCCTGCAAGAATTGTCCTAGATCATAGATTCCAAAATCCTTTGGAAAAATCTCTTCACAATCATATTCAGCAATAGCATTCTCACCAACACTTATAGTCTTGATCTTACTGCCCTTACGAAATAGAATAGAACTATTAATCGTAGCAAAATTTTTCAAGATTGCTTGTGTTTGTTTTGTTAGTATTACTTTATTTGTCATAATCAACTGTAAATGATGTAGCTCCAGTCTGGGCAGCATCTGCTGCTGCACGTTTATCATTGAAGTGGAGTAGGAGCAATCCGTAATGAATTATCTTTATGATATCCTTACGTGCTGTTCCTTTTCTATCGAAACGTGATGCGTACTTAAGAACATTACTTCTACAGAATGCTTCAGCATCACCACATGCATCTATTAGGTCAAGAGTCTGGACATTACCAGCAGAGTAATGACCTCGGTATGTTGAACTGATGTAATCACGAACCTCACTAATGAGTTCTTCTTCATTATATTTCAAATCAATTTCCCATTACATTTTCAATATCTGTATGATAGCATGTAAAAACCTCTCCGTCAAGGTCTTGCATCATAATTTTATGTGTTGGACTACTAGGTAATCCTTCATCACCAATAATTTTACAGTGTCTACCATCCTTTAGAACAGCAATACGACCTATGTATTCGTGAGGATTAAAAAGAGGGGTCTCCTTGTACTTCATCATTCTTCTCTGGTTCTATATTACTAGTTAGTCCTGCCTTGATCTCATCTTCGAAATCAATTTCTTCGCATTTAGTATATGATAACTCTTCAAAAAAGAATCCAGATGCTTTAAGAAATCCTTCAACCTTTTCAATAACATGTGGTAGGAATATACCTTCAAACTCTATGCTAGTAGTACAGTTATCTTCATCAACGCATGTAAGTTTAAATTGTGCCATATTTGAATTTTGATTACATCAATTATAACACACGATCAAAAGTTGTGCTACCGACTAGTCCACTTCGTTAACTGACTCCTTAACGATACTATAATTCTGATGCTTCTCTACTAACAAGGTACGTTCAAATTTTCCTTCTAGTGATTCCTTATGACTGATGACAAATATATTTGTATTGTCATCGAAGTTACGTAAGATCCATCCTAGTTCACCAGTACCATTCTGGTCTAATGATCCGTCAAAGATCTCATCTAGTATAAGGATATTAGTGTCAACGCTATTTTTAAGTTTAGCAATGCTACGCCAAGTAAGCAACAAAGCAATATCAATCCTAGCTTTCTCTCCTTCAGAAAAAGATTCGTAGGTAAAGGTATCCCTGTATCTTGATTTAATAGTCTCTTCAAAGTTTTCATCTAAATTAAAATTAACATAGAACTCAAGATTTTGAAGATGTTGATTGATCAACTTATTCATCACTGGAAGATAGCGTTTGATAACCCTAGTCTTTATACCATTATCTTTTAATAATATTGTTGCAGCAAGAAGAGTATTTCTCTCTTCCTTCATAGTAGCAACCAACTTTTTAATATTTAAATAATCAGTTTCAAGTTTAATTAGTTTCTCTTCTTCTTGAATTGTATTATTCTTTTCATTTTGTAATGTTTCTATCTCATCGTAAACTTCTTTAATCTGTTTTTGTATCCTTAATGATGTAGTATTATGCTCTGCGATTGCCTTCGAAATGCTGCTGTGTTGCCTCTCTCTGTCCTCTGCTAATGCAATAGATGTCTCCATCTTTTCAAACCCTATCTGAAGTTCTTTAATTGATTCCATTATAGTAGTGATCTTACTCTCTTTTAACTCCTTCGTGAGAGACTGACTACAAGTAGGACATGTAGTATTCTTAACAAAGAACTCATGCTCTTTCTTATGATGATTAAACTTCTGTTCTATAGAACCTTTTAATGTATTCAACGTCCTTAACTTTGTCCTTGCATCAGAAAAGTTTTCCAACTCAACTATAGCAATTTTACTCTTACCAATAATTTCTTCTTCTTCCTGCATCAAAACTTCAATCTTGTCTTGCTTTGATACTATAGTATCTAAATTCTTTTTACCCATCGTAGATATAAAGTCCTTCTGCATATTGATCTTTTCTTCTGCAAGATGTGTTTCATAATCAACTTGCTTAAGTTCATCATTAGAAGTCCTAACCTTATCTTTCAACACCTGATTCATCATAGAGAATATTTTAATGTCTAGTATATCCTCAATAATTTCTCTACGTTGTGTTGTTGATAGACGCATGAAAGGAACAAAGGTACTAGATCCCAACACCACAATCTGTGTGAAAGACTTGTAGTTCATCTTTAGGATGTTCTGTTCTAACTGTTTCTGATAATCATTAACATTGCTAGACTGATCTAGCATTTCACCATTCTGATATATCTCTAACTTGTTAGGTTTAATACCTCTAACTATTCTAAACTTATTCGGTCCTTTACTAAACTCAATCTCTACTACAGTATCTTTCTCATTGATACTATTAACTAACATCCCTTTGCTAATCTTTCTAAATGGTTTCCCAAACAGCGAAAAGGTCAACGCATCTAGGATGGTTGACTTACCAGCACCGTTACTTCCAACGATTAAATTAGTTTTAGTAGATGACAAATTTATTTCAGTAAAGACATTTCCTGTAGAGAGGAAATTCTTCCACCGAATCTTTTCAAATATAATCATGTATCAAACGGAGGGATCATCATATCATCAATGGTTATTATAACATACTTCTGCTTCTTCTCTTCACATGCTGTGACAATATCTTTAGTGGGAACCTTTATCACCTGTAGAGGTGGGTTTTGAGAATCCTGTACTATCTGTTCAGCATATCTAAAAATATCATCCTTATCTTCAAAGATTGGTATAACGTGTTCTCCTGTAAGATCGCTCACCACGGAAAAGACCCCTTCAGGTCTGTTCTTTAATGTGAGAATATAGGACATTATACCATTTCAGCACTTTCAATATATAGTGACCTCATAACCTTCTTTAAATCATCTTTATCTACGGTCATCTCTACCTCATCAATATATTCATTAAGCAAAGTCAATGTATCTTTGATCTCTAAAGAAGAATCTTCATCTATAATATTGTCTATAAGAGTCTCAACGATTTTAACATCGTGTGCTCCTGCCTTATAGAGATGATCAATCATCATCTCAAACTTTTCGTAATCTCTTTTCTCCTCAACGATCACCTTAATATAGGTGTCTTTGTACTCATTATAATCTACTTCCATGTCTTTGTCAACATCGTTATAGTATAATTTTTTAAACATCCTATGTGGATTCTTCACCCATGTAGTCTTCATAGTGTCTGGAGTAAAGATATGAAATCCACGAGGATCATTATAATCATTCCAGTACATCTCATAAGGATTGCCTAGGTATGTTATATTACCCTTCTTTGACTTGTGATGATAGTGACCTGTAAAGACCTTTTTAAAATTAGCAAATACAATTGGACTCATACCACGACCCATAAGACCAGGAGTCATCTCAAATCCATCTAGTTCTAAATGACCCATTGCTATCTCTGCATCAGTAGATTCAATAAGATCTAATGTCTTCTGTTTGTTCTCTGAATTAATCCAAGGTAACAAACATATTTTTCTACCCTGTACTGTAATCTCTGTTGGTTCAGAATAGATTTTTATATTAGGAAACTCTCCTAACAAAAGATTAGGTGAGTTAACATAATTAGTATTCTTATAATATGCTGTATGGTTACCAACAATCATATGAACTTCTACACCCATATCTTCTAGGCGTTTGAAGTAATGAGTACGTATACGATTCCATACATTAAAATCTATACTCTTTCTCTGATCAAAGGTATCACCCAAATCAAGAACTGTCTTAATCTTTTTCTTTTCTAGTGTAGGGAAGAATACATCATCATAGAACTTTTTAAAATAATTCCAAAAATTAATATTACCCTTCCGACCATCGAGATGCTGGTCAGTAATAATAGCAACCGTAGTCATTTCTTTATCTTTACTGGTACTTGTATTGTCCATGCTGGTGATACTAGATCAACCATCTTGAATTCTTTCTTTGCCTTCTCACGTTTCTTTGCTTGCTTCTCAAAAGTAGCAGCAGGTTCTTCACCAGCAGTTTCACCATAATGAGGATCCCATATCTCTGGATGCTCATGGTTCTCAAAGAACTCTAGTATAACTGTATCAATCATACCATACATCGAGTCCCAAGTTAAAGTTCTTCTTAAAGTATCTGCTAGGAACTCTGCTTGATTGACGGACATCTCTTGCTTGAGATGCTCTGCTCTTGCCCACACCAATTCGTTAAGGTCAATAGTTATCTGTACACGATTGTGTACACCTGTATCATTATTATATGGTTCCATTACGATGAGGGATAAGGTTGTATTATAATACGATTGTTTTCGTAGTCTGCTTTAAATTCTAATGCTACTTCATGATCCCACATCATTTCTTCATATAATGCATTAAGACGATCCATGTCTTCCCATAGATCATTCAGATGTGGAGGTAAATGTTCGTCTTCCATTAGCGATTATTCATCCTTGTTTCTATATTTTCTTTAATACTACCCATGTCAGAATATGAAGCATTCATACCTGCCATGTCTCCATCATATGTATCTGTATACATAACCTCTTGATAACCAGACTTTTCAAGTATCTTACTTTTAATTTCTAACTGTCTTTTCTCTTTCTGTATTCTTCTCAAGAAAGCATAGTATAT